GGAGGCCCTCCTAGGCCTTTCTGACGTGGTCTTCGATATGACCAAGTCTGGGGCAGTGCTAGCCTGGGAATATTTCCATCCCGACGACCCTGTTCCGATGTTGCTTCAGTACGTTCAGGACCGTGACTTGTGGAAGTTCAAGTTTCCTCTAAGTGCAGCAGTGCATTCAGGGCTTGGGCTTCTCAAAGGCCGTATGGATGCATGGAATAACTATGCTGAGCAGGAAGAAGAACTGCCAAAGCTTATCGACATCGGTAACACTTTGCTCCAACAACAGAAACAAATCGTTGAAGCAGCAGTGCCAAAGACAGTCAGGGTAGTGAACTTTGATAAGTATCAAGCAGGGATTCTAAACACAGGTGAGTTCATCTCTGAGAAGGGTGCAGCAATCTGTGAAGACAAAACGCTTAACGTTGATCTTGCGATTATGTGGTTCATTACCAAAGACAATGATGTAGTGTTGTCAATGCGTTCACATAAAGATAGTGGCGTTAACGTAGCTGATCTATGTAAAGCACTAGGCGGTGGCGGACATCCCAACGCTGCTGGTTGTAGAGTTGGTTTCAAGATTCTTGAACATATCCTTAACGACGAATGGTGGAGTGAATAATGTATAGCAAAATTCAACAAATGATCGCTGGTAATATCAAATTTCTTACCACGCAGATTCAGCCGTATCTAGATAAGTATCAATGTAAAAACGCATTTGATCTCTACACCCAGCATTTCGAAGATATGGAAGAGAAGGTTAAGGTGATGGGTTACGTGCATCGCCGGGATGCGTATGTTACGATTGGCAATCAAATTGCTAGTGAACAGACCAGCATTCAAGACGAGATCACTGACTCGTTTATGAAGACTATTCCTAGTAGTCGTAAGCAAGAGATCATTGGTAACGCTTTCAGCCGTGAAGTTGAGAAGCTTCTCATGGACTCGAATCCTGAGATGTTGAATTATGCTCATGAGGGATATCTTAAAGACGCTACGATACTTCTGAAAAATGAAAATTATAGCGATGCCCTTCCTCTGATCGCAGCGATTTGGTATGATACTGAAATTGAAAAACTTAACGAACCGGAGGAAACTCCGAGTGAACCAAACGAACCACAACTAGCATGACAGAATTAAGTAAAACAACCGCAGTAGAATGGGCACGTGCTCTGTATTCAAATCCGGAAGATGTGGAGCACGTTGTAAAGCTTTCAGAATTACAGGAAGCACAAGTACGAAAAGATATGGAAGCAATGGAGAGACGTCTCAGTAAGATTGGTGTTGAAACTAATCCTATTGAAGATGTGATTAAGGCCGCTCCGCTTCCATCCTTCCCAGCAACAGAAGTTCCTGATTTAGCAACTCAAGCATTTATCAAGGAACTAAAGAAAGAACCTCAGCCTGACAAGCAAAGCGCACACAGCTTTCTTGACGAAGCTTCAAACACAATGAAGCAACGAGCAGCATTGCGTGATGCAGAAGGTGGGGAACGCACAGCGGCCAAGATTGCAGAAGTGTTTAATGCAATTACCGGTCACAACATTAACGAGGCTGATGCTTGGATGTTCCTTGTTGTGTTGAAGATTGTACGTAGTCGTAATGGTAAGTATAACCGTGATGATTATGTTGATCTCGCAGCATATGCAGGCCTGCTCGGTGAATGTGAAAGTCAGAATCGATGATTAGCGACAAAGACATAAAAGAGTTTATAAATACTCACAGAAACAATCTTACAATGCGTCGTGAACGGTCTTGGTATGAAGATTCATGGACTGAGACTGTTGTTAATGATGACGCTGTTTTTAATTTGATTAAAGAAGTTCTTAAAGCTTCAGAGCAATGACGAAAAGAAAAATTTCTGAAAACGTAGAAGATTTCAGTAAGTACGATTTTATTGGCAAGACTAGTGAAGCAGTTAAATTCTTTCAGAGTCTAGAAGCGAAGTATGGCCCTGAGTCTACTATTGAATGGACCACTGACTACAATGAGGAAGTATATTTCTACGTAGACGTACATCGTGACGAAACCGATGACGAGTATAAGAGTAGGCTTGAACAAGAAGCTTTTTATGCTAAGAATCGAGAAGAAATAGAACGTAAGCAGTATGAAGATCTTAAAAAGAAGTTCGGATAAGATTGAGGGCGAAAGCCCTCTTTCCAATTATGAAGAATGGTCTCTTATCCATGTAGACATGACGGAAGTGAGAAAACAAATGGTAGAACTATCAGAAGAAGAAAGAAAACAGCGTCGCATAAGCATTGATGCTAACGGTAATCAGACAAAATCCTTAAAAGAGTTAGTAGAGGATTTCGTTAAACAAAGCCCTAACCAAGCCGTAACAGGGATCATCCAAACACCGGTGTATCCTACAATCGGTCCAAAGACTCCATCGCCTCTAGATCAACTAACAATTAACATGGCTCCAACAGTTGCTCCATTATCAGCTCAACAACGCCTAATCGAGCTAAAGAAAAAGATTACAGAGTATAAATACTTGCTTAGCATCGTAACTGACGTTGCTATAAAGACTTTCGTTACTCAACTCTTCCTGAACATCGAAAGAGAACTTCTCGAAATTCAGGCTGAACTCAACAAAAATCCGGTTGTACAGCCTGCACCTGTAGTTCCTATAACGCAGCCTTATATTCCATATCAACCAGCTCCAACAGTTGGCTTGCCTGGTCAACCCTATCGTGCCGGTGACTTTCCCGGAATGCCACAAGAAACAACAACGTTCGGTGATAACATCACTGGCGTTAGAACTACGTTTCTCAGCAATTCAGAAGACGGTAAATAATCAATGACAAGCATCGCTCAAAACTTTCTCTCCATCCAAGAAACTCTCAATCAGAAACTCAGCCTTGAGTGGAAAGAAAAAGGTTGGCCTTATCCGGACGCAATGTTTACCGAGGCTACCGAAGCATATAACCATTTGAACTGGGAATGGTGGCGTGCTATTGACCGTAAGATCGACTGGGATCAAGTCAAGCTTGAAATCGTTGATGTAGGTCACTTCTTGTTTAGTGAAGTAATGGCGGAAGGTTATGAAAATATCTTTGAGAAACATGTCAAGATCCATTCTGATTATAAAAACTTCAGTGGTGAAATTGATGTAGCGTATCTTAAGCGTCGTATCAAGTGTCTCATCTCAGATATTCTCGATTACGATAACGAGAAGAATACTAATCGAGGAGATGAAGACTATGATGTTCATGCTGTAAAAGGGACGTTCTTCAGTCAACTTTTATACTCCTTCTTCGACGTAGTTTCTGCATTGAATTTGACTATCTCAGACTTTTACGCTCTATTCGTAGGCAAGGTTTGTCTGAATCAACTTCGCTGGAAAAACGGGTATAAGAAAGGTATCTATGACCCCTCTATAGATATTGCAGACGACAAGTATAGGGATTTCTACATCAAAATTTGGGACGGCGTAGAAGACAACGTGTGGCTTTCAGAGCACGCAGCACAGTTGAACAGTGATCAGCCTGGATTTAAAGATAGGCTCTTTGCAGATCTTGAAGTTAAATATAACCAAGTCTATACAAAGGCTTGGGATTGGGTTAAATAAATAATGCACGACGATTGGCATCAACGATATTATGAAGACAAGGAGGAAGAGAAAGAACTCTTTCCTCTGCACCTTAAACGTGTCAAGGTCATGATCGAATTAGAAGTCATGGCTGATGTATCAAAACATAACACTCATCAAATCGTTTTATGCCATCCGGATATGGACGGACAGTTGACGTTTGATGTAGATAATCTTGAACAGGCTGAAGATGCGTTAGACGAATACGAGATGGATTGTATTGGTGATGAAGAACCTGAAATCGAGCCAGAACCAGAGCCGGTTAAACCTGTCCAAACAGAACCTGCAAAGCTTGTCCAGAATACATATCAGAACCTTTACAGGCCCTTCTCTGTACCAGAAGAAAACAAGCCAAAGCCTGTATTGAAGTTCGAACCTGACGGGCCTATTACTCAGAGTAAGCCTCAAGAGGTAGACGTCAGAGTCACGGTCGAGCCTAAGAAGAACATCTCTATTGAAGATCATCCAGTCGTATCTATTATGAACGATGTGGCTGAATTGACAGATATTTGGCACAAGCTAGTGCCGAAGTTCAAAGCGATGAGAAAGAAGACAGGTAAGTAACAAAGAAAAAGCCAGGCATTCAACCTGGCTTTTTTTAGCTTATCAAAGCTGTTATAGACTTCCTGCTGCTGTTTGAATCCACGCTGAACCTGTATACATGAAATCAGCCCAAGTCCCTGCTGAGGAAAGGCTTTTAATGTTGGCACCGCCAGGCTGTTTGATACTGATAGAAAATGAGCCAGTAGACGTTGAAGCCCTCGTAACCCTAACAGTACAAACATTGCTATCTGTGATGTTCGGCATAGTGACCGTACGAGTTGCCGTTATAGCAGTAGTGTAATAGACCAAAGTGTTAGGCGCTTCTACTACTACGACATTGACATCGCCAGGAGAAACTACTACTGTAGCCAAGTTAGAAACGGAATCATTTACAGTATCAATAGCCTCTTGGAGCAAAGTATCATTAGACGCTAAGTCTTGGAGGGGACGATTATCTGCCGTGTAGTGGTACACATCGTCCTGGGTGTAGAATCTAACAGTGTTAAAGGTTACTAAGCTCATAATTCTTCTAAAGTTGTGTTTTTATTTTACAGCACTGGCTTGATCGTGAAGCAAACTGGGATTCTAGGTAGTGGACCCCAGTTACCATCTCTGTAAGCACCAGTCTCAGCATTGTACAGATTCCATGCTTTCCAGCCTAGCTTAACCTGAAGATGCTTACCGCCGTATTCATAGTTGAATTGACCTTTAGGGCCTTTAGCAAAGAAACGTGTAGTCCCGTCTTGAGTCTTTACAAACGTTGCAGTCCACTGAGTCTTATCCCAGGCTACGCCAAGAGGCTCATAGTCAAATGTGTAACCTGGATTACGACGTAGCCATTTCGTAGCTACTTCCTCATCAGTACCCGTAAATCCATACTGAGGCTGACGACCTTCAAATAACGTTGCATCAAAGGTTTGAAACCATGAGAGCCATTTAGGAAGATTGCCTTCAGCATCTACGAACTTAGCGATAAGCGGTGCAAAGATCATCGTAACAACTACAAACAGAAGCGATGCAATTGCGTAGAACGGGTACAGAATGAGAAACATGTTTGTCCTTTAGACGAAGAGTGTTGGATCGATGGCGTTCGAAAGCTGAATAAGGCTATATCCGTATGGAGTTTCGTGTGTACCGTCGCCAGTAACAGGGCTATAGATACCTGTTGATCCAGTAGGGGCTTTCCACAACCCACTATCACGAGCTGATTCTACAGCATCTGCTACTTCAAAGTAAGCCCAGAGTGGACTTGGTTTAGTACGAATCCAGTTATTTAGAATAACACGTTGTGGATTAGTACCTGCTGTAGTCTGGTTAGCTAGGGTAAGCCAAGTATCTGTACTGGCAGTTACAGGAGGAATCGTTGACTGAGAAATCTTCTTAGTCGGAAACAATGCGTACCCAGCCTGAAGCGCTGCTTGAATAACTGCGGCTGTACGGCCTGCTGTAAGATCGTTAACACCATATTCGAAATGAACGTGGGTGTGGTATTGAGCCAAATTACTACGGAATGTAGGAAATGCATTGAACTGTTGAATCGTATCTGTTTCACAGCCACAGTTAGTATACGGCAATAAGTGGCCAATAGAGCGGAACACTTCCCCCATACCGAAATAGCCAAAGTCTGCAGCTGTAGTCAGAGTACTTTGAGCATCTGAACGACCAGACATACGGCTATCCCCATATCCGATTACGCTAGGCACTGAAGACTTACCAAGGACGGCCAGAGGATACATAGTCCATGCACCGCCCGCTGTGCCACCACTTGCAGTCATACCAGTTAGGAATGAACGAGGATCAACAGTAAGTGCAGCTAATTGCGCAGCGCTGTATTGAGTTGCAACATCAAAGGTAGAAATAGTAACAGCGTTTGCTGAAACAGGAATACTCACTGCTGATGGAAATGTCTGCCAACGGTGAACCCAGAATGTAGCACCCTTTGGAATAGCTAGTTTAATAGCGTCGGTTGTTACATTAGATCCAGCAGCACATGTTGTTGATTGATTTCCGCCAAATGTTGCTAGTTTGTATACGCCTTGAGGGTACTCAATAGAGATCATCTCAGTTGATGTAGCCGGGCCAGAAAACTCACCAGTGTTATTAGCGTACCAGTTACCAACTACGATTTGAACGCCATCGGCTGCAAGAATATGGTCGCCCATATTAGTATGCTGTGATTTTGACTTCATAGCTTGAACAGAAGCTACGGTTTGATAGTTCTGACGGCAACGAGTTGCAATGTTACGAACTGTTTGCCCCGGAGGTGTAGTAGAGCCACCACCTGAAGAACTACCAACTCCAGCAAGCTTAAGAAGCTTTTTAAATTCGCCTAGACCTAGACTCATTGCTTCACCCAAGCGCTTTCGCCAGTCAAGTTACTGCCGGTATAAGTATAGGTCTTGACCCAAGTGTTGACACCGTCTGTAATGGTGTCTGTGATAAGATTGTTTGAGCCGTCGTAGCCGTATGTATGAGCTAGAGAAGACGGACTGATTAGTTGAGAACCAGTTGAGTCAAATACTAACTCAATGGTTGCGTCGGTAGAAGCTGATGTAAAAGCCATGATGAGGTATCCTGGAAAGATACCTCTATTTTACTCGGAACTAACTATGCCCGAGCCAGTAGTTGCAGTGTAAATTCCAGCGGCATCACCAATAATATGTCCTTGGTCTCCGACACGGTGGAAAGCATTGCCGTTAATGTCTTGACTAAGCCCAGAGCCAGTCGTAGCAATTGTTTGGTGTCCGCACGTAGCGTTGCCAATAGCGCCGATTGTGCAAACGACTAATCCATCAGCAGTAACAGTAGTGCCTGGATTACTAATGAAAGTAGTAGTGTAGGGAGTAGGAGAAGCATGGAGGTGACAGATTCCTTGGCCTTGATCTCCAATACGGCAGACTGGCTTTTGGGCCATTACGCCACCGTATCAGAAAGAATTGTTACAAATCCGTTCATGAAAGGAGTACGTTTGCCCTGAGGAGAAGTCAAAACAAGGTTATATACAGCGCGGTTCCAAAGAACGTTAGTCGTCTGTTCAGCAGTGAACGTAACTGTGACTAGGCCAGTATCTCCACCAAGAGTAATACCGCCAAGCGTAGTTGAAAGCTCAAGTACGAACGCACCATTAGCATAGCCATCATAAGTGCCATTCATGTTTTCCTTAAGCTTCATATCTGCTGTGTAGTCAGTCAGATCGATGGGTAAGCCTGTTGAGAGATCAACATATAAAAAGGACTGAGTAAAATCAGTCCCTTCAGTTATTTCAAAGTGAGTAACGTTTCTTGTCATGGTTTAGTGCAAGCATTAAGCGCTGCTTCTAGTTTAGCCGTATATGCGATCAAGTAGTCGTTCTCAGCAGCGAGTAGGGCCAAGTTGGTATAAAGCAAGTCGCCTTTTTTAGCCTGTGTAAACACATATTTAGGCTTAGTGATATTTTGCTTCTCACACTTAATGGTCACAGGAACTTTCACTTCTTTGGTAACGTACTGGACTTCGGGTTGAGCAGCGCCAAACACGGTACAGCCAGACAAGAGCATGGCTGTGATGAGAATTAACTTTTTCATGATGACTCTTACGGTTGATTAGCTTGACGATTATCGATTAACTGATCCATCAATGCTTTACTATTGGCGTAATCGTCGGTGCCAGTAGGCTTTTGTGCAAGAATCGTTTTGGCGTGGCTTGTGAATGTCTTAGCCTTGACAGTAGCTTCGCTTACTGCAACGGCAGCGGATGCAGTGGCAGTAGCTTCAGCTTGTGCTAGAGCGTCTGTGTTGGCGCTACAATCACTGGCTGCAGATTCGAATTGAGCAGCAGTAGCCTGTGAGGAACCAATCTTCTGATTTAGAGAAGCAATGGTTGTGTTGAGCGTCTTGATGTGGAAATACTCTACGGTGCAGAATAGTGCCAAGACTAGTACTAGTACGCCGATGGTGATACCAAGCCAGTGCGAAAAGAAAGCCTTAATAAGTGCAAATGATGTAAACATATGTTTGTCCCTTGATTAAGAGAAGTCTATTCCACACTGACCCGGCTGTCAATTACTTCTTAGTGATATCAGTGTCGGTAAGTGCCTTGGCAGCAACACCAGCACCGATAGCTGCAAAGCCTCCACAAAGGGTAGTGAAAGCAAGTGCCATGTTTTGGCCATCGAAATGACCTTGGAAAATACTTGCAGCGTAGCCAGCAATGAACATTACTACTGTGGGAACGCTGAGGCCCATTGATAGAATACGGACTGGACAGAAGCTTACGCCGTCGTTTTCTGTGATTAGATCTTTAAGAAATTGTTTGATTGAGAACATGGTTTAGTTAACTCCTAGGACTTTCTTGGCACGGGCCCAGTAGGCTTGTCTGTCGGCCAGACCATTAGTGCCGCCATTAATTCGCTTGGTTACTTTTAAAAAGGCGTCATCAGTATTAGGCTGAGCCAAGTCTGAAAGATTTTTATCCTTCCAGAATTGTCCTGCTGATAGTGCGGCCCATTCAGGCAAAGCTAAGTCAGTGGGGTGAGACAGAAAATCGTGGTCAAGAGCCATTGTCATTGCAGCGTAATTAGATCTGCCTGTAACCTGGATTAGACCTCGACCCTTATACAGCACACCGTCACCCTTCTGAGTATTTCCTAGATCCTTACGCCCTTCATAGGCTTGTCCTGAAGCGAGTTCTGTCGTATAGATACATCCACAGCTCTCATGCATGACTTGAGCGATGAACATAGCAACGATTGGCATTTCAGTAATGCCGTATTTAATCAACGTTTCATTGATTGGATCTGTGAACGTGTCCAGACGAGTTTGATTCATCGTCGGAGCGATTGTTTTGAGTTGTGCTTGTGTAAGTATCATAAAAAAATCACCGCTAGTTGCCTATACGGTGATTTTAGATGAAACGTCAATAGGAGAAATGTTACAAAGTGTTATACACCAATTGCAAGCCAGGAGCACCCTGTCGTACCGGCACCTGCAGAAGGTACCGTTAATTTAAATTGGGAAGTGCTGATAGCCTGGATACCTATACCAACGCTATTCGTTGTAAGTGAAAGGTTAAAACCCAAGCTTGCATAAGTAGCCAAACAGCTATTTGGAAACGTCATCGCAAAATTGCTAGTTGTAGTTGTCTGGGCGGTATAGTTTCCATTTCCCCATTGTAAAATAACTCCACTTGGTAATTTTTGAAAGCCAGCTGTTGACAAAAGTGAGGTACTAAACATAGCATTTTGACTCAAAATACGAGGAGTATTTCCAATTACAACCCATGAAGTTGGACCTACAACGATAGCAGTTAAATACTCGTCCACGCCCATCAAGATACTTGTATTAGGATTATTAGCTCCTACTAAGGTATCGCCAGCAAACGTTGCTACAGTCAATGCAGTAGCACCACCTGCAGCAGAAATAGTGATCTGAGAGCCAATTGCCATTGTACTAACTTGTGGCAAAGTAATTGTTAATGTAGTTCCAGCGCATGTAATGAAAAAACCGGCATGGGCCGCAGTAAGCGCTGTATTTACCCCTAAGCTCAAATACCCTGAAAAATTTCCAAGTGCTCGTTGCACAAAACCCGTTGTTGACAAATTTGTACCATTGTCAAACTGCGGAGGAGTAGTTGTTGTGACGTAAGTTGACCCTGCAGTAAGCAGATCAGTCAAATTACCTAAATTTCTTGTACGTGCCATTTTTATTTATTCCTTAGTTACCAATTGCAACAACGAAGTAAGCAGTAGCGGTACTTCCAGTAGTAGGGTTACCTACGGTACAGTTGGTAGTTGACTTATTAAAAACTTCAGGAGCTGCATAATTTCCAGCCGCGCCAAACGCAGTAGCAGTTACTCCGATACATTGTGTTGGAAAAGTAATAGGGAAGGTTACTACTGTGGTAGTATTAAACGCTACTGCTGCGCTATAACCCCACTGCATTACAAATCCACTAGGAAGTTTTTGGAAACCGTTGTTTGAAAAATTTGGAAGAAACGAACCAGATAAGCCAATCTGAACTGATCCACCTACAACGTACCACTGCCCAGTACCCATGTACACCAAAGTTGCTGAATCTCCAGCGTTTAAAACGATAGAGTTAACGTTATTTGAAAAGTTCGTAGAAATAACGTCTGAGCCCTGCCGTTGAATAATGTTAGTACCTCCGCCACTAACAAATTCTACTCTAGTACCAATAACTGCACTAGTAGTAGCAGGAAGAGTTACCGTTATATTGTTACCTTGAATGTTACAAATCGATCCTGCAACTTGCGCTACAGTGAGGGTAGTGTTTGAAGAAACTCCAAAATTTGCGGAGTATTGTAATCCAAACTGTCTAACCCAAGCTGTACTTGCATTACGAATAGTACTATCAAATTGAGGTGCAGTCGTAGTTCTAGAAGCGCTCTCCAATGCTACAATCCATGACGTAACCATGTTTTGAACAAGAATACGTTCACCGGGAAGAATAGAAAATGAAGTAAAGCTTGAACCAAGCAGAAGTGCAGTGTCTGAACCAGCGCAGTTTACTGTGCAAAGAGCAGAGCTACTATTGAAAATGCTGTATGACTTGGATGGGAAATTCACACCATCAAGTGAAGGAAGCGTGATTGTATAACCGCCAGCACCAGTAATCATGAACTGTTTGTCATACGTAGCTGCACCAACGCCAAGGGTAGTGTTCCCGACGATTGTGACTACTGCTTGCTGATTAGGAGGAGATACTGGGTAAAGAGGTAGACCAAAATAGCTCATAGTTTATAGTTTCTAAAAACTACGAGCAATCATTGTGTACTCGTAGTTGAATGTTCTTTCTCAATGAATTTTAATACTTTCTCTTGAGTTAGACTTGTGCCTGAGCCAACTATATTGAATAGATAGTAAGCTGTTCCCCAAAGCATGAATACTAAAACTGATAGATGGAGAAGTAACTCGCTCGGCTGAACCACTTTGTAGCCCAGAATACCTAAACAGTAAGCATTGCTGAAAGCTGAGATGGAGAGAAGTATTAGAATGTATCGAAGAGACGTGAACCACTTGTTCTTGATATTCTTGTTCTTAATTACAAACGCAAAAAAGAAACCACAGAAACCCATCCCTATTGAAATAAGGAAATTAAGAACAAGCGGTATATTTACATCAGCAAGCAGGTTTAAAAAAGTCGAGATCATTTGTTTTCCTCAAATGGCCCACCTTGAGAAGGAAGAGACCGGCGATCTTCAATGACTATAGTCTCACGGATAACTTGCTTTTCATCGTCGCGTGAATCGCCGCCGATTACTCTGTTTACGATTTGATCTACTGCGTCTTCGCCTCGTTTGTCGATCCATCTTAGAACTGCTCTGATTACATATACACCAACGGCGCCTAAAGCCCAAGAGAGAGCAACTACACCCTCTGTCGAATGAACGTTAGCGTTATCTGCAATCCAAGGACCCATGAAAATAGCAAAGGATGAACCTACTATCGCCATGAATAAAGCGTTCTTGAAACTAGTCTTGTTTTGATCACTTAATGCAAGAATAGGAACGACAGAGCCAGATACACCCGCAAGGATGGACCATGCTTTAGCAATAGTAAAGATTGCCCCAGCAGATGTAGTGACTGGCTCGGCCATAGAATATTCCCCTATTAATTTAGTATTATGTCGAAGCTTCTACTTCGAATTTCTTTGCATTTTGTAACTGGTCTGTAACAGCGCCTGGCCAAGGAATAGATGGTAACCCTACTGGGTTCCAACCACATAGTTTATATATGGTCGCTGATAGTGCGCTGCAGACTAGGTCGGCTCCATCAGATTGTGGGAGAGGGATGCCGAACACTTTGTAACCAAAGATACGAGCTAAATCAATAAAACCATAAGGGATTCTTGAACCAAGCTCGGACCAAATTACAGCCTCGCACTTGTCACGGTCAACTGGACACTCAAAAACATCAAAGTCGTATTCCGCTTCTTGTGAAAGGGGAACGACGTTGCAGCCTCCAGCGTTTGTCTGAGCTAACAGTAAACGACCACCTGCCCAAATTGCAATGCCCGTATGTGTGTACGGGCTATTCGTTACAATTCGGGTCGCAATGGGCAAGAACTGGAATTTCTTATTTCTTACAGCGATAAGATCGCCAGTCTTGATAGAATTGCGTACATCATCGTACTTCATTTAAAACTCCGGGTTATTCGACCGAAGCTGAGCCTGCTTGTGCTTCAATTTGTGCAAACGCAGCCTGAGCCGTGCTTACAGCTGAATTTACAGCATCTACTGTAGTTGCTGCATTCACTGCAACCTTTGCCGTACGACGTGCTGTTTCGATTGCTGCTGCAAGATTGCACCAAAGATCGTACTGAGCAAGAATGTCGTCGCATGCGTCTTTAGCTGCCTTGTCAGTAGCATCTGCTTCGGCTTGTACTAGGCCTGGAATTGTGCCGGTGTAGTTAGCAGCCTTATACGCTGCAGCTTGGTTTTGCTTAAGTAGATACGTTGCTACCTGACCTGAGTTAGCCGTGATGAACTTGCCACGAAGCACTTCTGCAGCGTCGTCAAGAGCTACTAGTGAGCGTGATTGAACATCTGCAAGTGGAGGAGCAGGAGGATCTACTAGAATAGGGTTGCCATTAGCATCAGCCGTAATTAGCTTGCCTGCAGATTGACCTGTAAGCAGCGCTTGATGTTGTACTTCAGTAATCGCTACTGCGTCTGAAGGAATTTGTGCAGCCGTGTGGATTGAATCATCGTAGAATCCACCAGTTGACTTTGAATAAAAAAGTGCCATTTGTTTGCCTTGTTAATTACTATGTGATTTTAATTCTTAATAACCGATTGCCATCCAAGAATACTGTCCAGTTAGCGTGGAGTTATTTCTTAGTGTAAATGTAGCGTTGTTAATTGCTTGCCAACCTCCACTAAACGGAACTGTACCGTTTGCAGAAGACTGAGATGTAATCATTACTTGTAGAATGTTTGCAGGCATGGCTACAGGAAGGGTTACAGTTATACTTGTTCCTGTTGTTATGGAAGCTGTTGTACCCCACTGCATTATCATTCCACTTGGAAGTCTTTGAAGGCCATTGGTGAGTAGGGAAGATGAACCGCCACCACCTACAAGATTCCAACTACCTCCATCCGAAATACATTCTACTGATACTCCCGATTGTAGCACAAAATTATTTTGTCCTCCGGATGGCCCCCAAGGTTGAGAGAAAAATGACGTAGACGTCAGAGTAATTGGAAATAATGATGGGTTAGTAATCAGATACGATTGACCGGTACCAGCAGTAAAAGCACTAACGTCAGGAAGTGTCAATGTGATTGGCCCAGTAGCTCCAAATGTAGAAATTAAACTTCCAACCTGTGAAGTAGTTAAAGTTCTTGTTGTATTAGCGTTAACTGATGTACTTCTATTTCCCAAAGCTCTTTGAACAAACAAAGTACTCGGAACCTGATTATTGTTAGCAAACTGAGCAGGGGTAGCTATCGTAGTAGCTCCCTCAAGAAGTACCAGTTTATCCAGAGTCTGATTGTAGCGAAGCGTAATCTCTGAACCAGCTACCCAGTCGTTAGTGAACAGAGCCGCTGCAGCATTGTTAGAAACAATAGTCTTAGCAGTAATACCATTAATAGCAATAGTAGGCGTAGCAGAAGAGTTAGCTGCAACTGCACGAACCTTGATTTCCATGCCATCCAGATACGCTGCAAAAGTAGGAACTGTAGTTACGACTTGAGCGTTACCTGTACCGGTTGCGATACCATAGAAGTTACCAGCAAGGTTATCTACTTGCTGCTTCGTGTAAATGTTTGATACTTGTACTTGTGAACGTGAGATAACTTCAACGATATCACCAGTAGCGAATGCGCCACTAGCAAGTACAATGTTTGCTCCATCAGTGCCGGTAAACTCAGAAAAAGGGTCGAGTTTAGCCCCGTTGTAGAAAACGTCAACGTTGCCCTGAGAATACGGAGCTGAGAATGTAGTTTGACCAGCAGTTGCAGTAAGCCGAGTGCGAAGCTCTTGCTCTCTGTAGTCTGCCGGAGGTACACCGAAATATTCTAAATCGACTGGCATTGTTTACCTTATGAAAGTTCTAGTACGCTAAGACTTACACCAATCATTGCTGCTGTATCAGCAGTAGCATATAGTGACTCGCCAGCGTTCATTACAATTTTAGGTGACTTGGAAGCACTGCCGTACGGAATAGGAACACTATTTAGTTCATAGTTGAACGTAACGCCATCATATTTGAACAGTGTCAAATAGTGCATTAGCTTATTTGTTGCATCCAGGTTGGGGAATGTACCGCTGAATACAATAGCTGTAGTACCAGCTGGGACTGGCCCATAAATAAGCGTGTTTGAAGTGCCTAGTGTAAGACCGTTTGTAGAGTGTTTAAAATTCTGTGCCATTTAATTAAGAACCAAGAAGGATTGCATAGATAAGACCATTATTTGCAGCTATATTCAGTGCGTTCAAATTAGAAACTTCACTTTGATAGACTTGGTAGCTATCAGATGCAGCCGGTGCAAATGGGAGAGCCGTAGCCCAGTTTATAGTGTTGCCTGAAATCGAAGTAATAGCCCTGACCAAGCCTTTATTCTGACCAGTCATGAACTGAATAATGTACTTTCCTGCAAACGGTAGAGGTATAATAGTTGCGGCGTTCGTAACTGAAATTGAAATAGTAGTTCCAACGCCTGCTAGAGTACCTGAAGTAAGAACGGTAGGGTAATTCGTAAAACTCCATACACCGCTTGCACTTCCTGAATATGCTAGTATGTAGTTACCGCCGTCATCAGTACTCTGAGTGACGTAGCTGTTCGAGTCAGAAGCTCCGGGAGCTGACAAGGAGTCAAGGTTAGTGATAGGCGCAACACGGTCTTGGAGACGTGCAAACGACTCGTAAGTACCGGCAGTGGCACGGTTCTCAATACGAGTACCAGCTTGATATGTGCCTGCTACCCCTTCAAAACCACGAACGCAGTTAATAAAGCTATTTCCGCTTACGCCATTTACCTGAATAACTTCTTGAGTTGATCCGGTATCGATGGTTGCTAAGAAGTATTGACCGGCAGTAGGCTGTGGAAACAGCGAAGCATTCGCTACTTGAATTGTTGTGTCGCCAGGCTGAACTGAAGACGCAAGAGTCGTCTTAGCGTTGTTGGCGTATAATCTTGTGCTTGTGGTCATATTTAGGCAATAGTAATAACTTTAGTCGTGGTAGCAGCCAGTTTCATAGCGGCGCTTAGGTTTGTTACGCCTTGTGTAATCGCTGCGATAACAGAGGCTGAATCATCGTTGACGCTCAGTGTAATTTTAGCCTGATTGAACCTGACGAATGCATTTCCGAACTTAGGAATAGCAGTTCCCGTGAAAATCTGAAAACGTGTCATTTCCTCGACATTAGCTACGCCGTAGTAATCTCCAAGCGCATTCGTTCCAGTGTTTTTATACAGGAAAATATTTTGTGGCAAGAAACCGCTTGGAAGAATAAGAGCCGTGACAGTAATTTTGTCACCTTCTAGTTGAGTGGTTACTTGGAGTTGCGAAGTTGTAATAGGCATACTATAATTAGAGTAGACGATACAGTCTCAGGGAATTTATGAATTATAAAACTATATACGACAATCTGATTTTAAAAGCTTTATCAAGAACGTTTCCAGACGGATCATATTACGAAGTTCATCATATTTTACCACGATGTATGGGAGGCTCTGATTTAGAAAGTAACTTAGTCAAACTGACAGCTTCAGAACACTATGTAGCACATCAGTTACTGGTAAAAATAAACCCGACAGTACCAGGCCTTGTGTACGCAGCTATGGCAATGTCGGGTAATCCGTATGGAGAGAGAAGCAACAACAAAGTATATTCTTGGCTCAAGAAGAAACAATCCGAATTAAGGAAGGGAATTCCGCTTGCAAAAGAAACAAAGATAAAAATGTCTAAAACTCATACTGGAAGACCTGGACGTAAAAGTGAGTCTGAGAATGCTAAAAAAATGGCGCTATCTAACAAAGGTAGAAAGCATACAGAGCAGTCCAGAAGAAATATGTCAGAGTCTCAAAAAGGTAAAACAATTCCGGAAGAGCAACGTAAAAAAATGTCTGAGGCTGCTAAGGCGTACCATGCGTCTGCCCCTCCTAGAAAGAAACGAGGCCCGTATAAACCCCGTTATACCTCAACTACACTGAATCGTCCATTCGAAATGGATTGAAAATTCCGAAGTTTTGGGAATTCCCGGGAAGGTTTTAATGTTGAAGATCGTTCCACTGGCCTTGTACAGACCCGCTTCTGTGATCAACTGACCATTAGCTGTGCCTTGGTCAACGTCCGCAATGAACGTAACTGAAGGTGCAGCATTGTTAATGGTAAACGATGTAGCAACGTCAAGAAGCGGAGTGAACAGCGAAGACATAGCTTGACTGATAGGCTTCGGAAATAGACCTTGTGGGTCGATACATCCACCAGTGCCGATCTTCAGATTAATGATTGGATCAGACAACTGGTTGGCTACATATAGGCTACTCAAAAGAACTTGCTTAGCCGTGAGCACGATAAGATTTTTCTTTTCAAAAGCCAGTTCTTTACGGCCATCAGGATACCACTTCTCTACTCTTAAAACGCCTTCAAGCGGAATAAGATTGACCATCTTGAGAAAGCGTTTAACGAAGCGATTAATAAGTTCTTTCATGTTAACTAAGTTCTTGGGCATGGGTGATAACTGCACCACCTCTGGTAATTGTAACTGACGAGTTATATTTGTCCGAATAAGTGTTCGGAGTTATAGAGTTATTATAGCCGGATTCTTCATTAATCGCAGTGCCGTCAATGCTCGAATCACCAGTATAGTTAAGATCTGAGCCGCGCAAAGTATAATGCGGAGTTCCAATTGCTTGGTGGCCACGGGTCAATGGCATGTCGTAACTAATAACAGCTCTATCCATTTCTTCTACTGGGAAGTACTGAGGAGATTCAATAGAAGCATTCTCTGTGACCCAGTAAATTCCAACTGTATCTTCTAGAATACGAACGCCCATCAAATAGTCTGCTAATCCAATGTCTGCTGGAGTAGGCGAATACGTTGCTTGCATTCCAAGATCAGGAATCAATGCTCCCAGATAACCTACGTTAGTGCCACGGAAAAACAAAGTGTTAAAAAACGTTACAAGCGGGTTTATTGTAAAAGACGATCCGCTATCATTAATCGCCGCCACGTTAATTGCAAGGCCAGAATTAGAAGGGTTGAAAATGGAAAACACCCACTGACCAGTAGGCGGAACGTCTGTGCCTACAGATAAGCATTTAGCAGCAATGTCGTATTGCTTGGTAATGTAAAGCGGAACAACCTTCATACCGGCAGGGATGTCGTACCAAGTTACGGCTTTGCCATTAGCAACTGTCAAGTCACCACGACTACGGTTGAACGCTACTTTGTCACGGCGAATCTGAGTCTGGTCATGTCCACGTTGGAACATAGCAGTAAGCCAAGATGTTTCCTGCGTTGTATTTGCACGGAACTGAGCTTGTGGATTTACGAAGCCTGATAGTGAGCCGCCGTTAACAGTAGTCTGGGTGCCATTGATAAGTTCATCTGTACCCAGGACCTTAGTGACCCACATTGGTACGTTAGAGCGAATGAACGTAGGGCAACCACGCTTAATAGGGTCGTCAGTATTATCCCTGCGCATACGAGCGATAGGGTATTGAATCTTTTCACAGCGGCTAGGATCAACACGATACGTAGACAGATCATCGCTTAGAGTAAGCTCTTCTGTCATCGCAGTAATAGACCAAACGTAAATCGGCTGAGTGTACGTAGGTTTTACTTTGTTAATAATGTCCGATAACTGCTGGAACGTTTGAATATTTTTAAACGAGTCTACCTTCACGTTTACTAGAAACGTGTGTTTCTTTAGGTAGTTGCGCATTAGATAGTCGAAGTGACTACCTTCAGTTGCAAATCTATCCTTCTGACCAGCCGGTAGTTCAGGAATGATTGAAGCTGGAATCTGTAAATTAAGCCACCACTCTCCATCACTCAGGTAATCCTGAATCTCAACCCATTGAGCTAACTCTTGACCTGTGACGATGCTATCTCCAGGTACAACGTTAGGAACAACCCCGAAAGGAATTAGATATTGGTTCTGGTCAGTAATAACGATGTACTGGTCAGTCTCAAGATAGTTACGAACATCAAGAACAGTCTCATTTGCACGAGCCAAAGGCATGCCAAGAACAAGGTTTAATCCCTTGCGAACTAAATCAAGAGTAGGGCCATTAACGTATACGTAGTATAGGCCGTAAACGAAGTTGTAGAATGCATCAGTTGAACTCTCAGGATCAACGCCAATCAAATCACCGAACATCGTTGAGATAAGGTTTTCATCGATTGTTGCATCTACGAACCACATTGCATACTGACGAACGCCATTGACATCTGTGTTAGATGAAAAGCCCTTATCTGAAATGTCAGCAGCAAAGCGAACATTCATAGTTCCGTCAAGTGCTGTTTCTAGATGATAGTCAACGTCTTCCTCAAGAATTACCGTGGGAAGAAATGGACGGTTAGCAATGTATCGACTTGAGGTAATTGCCTTGCCGACCTTGTACGTGTTTACTTGGCCTTGCACTGCGTTGGATGCAGGAAGAATAACAAGCTCAATAGATGAGCCAATAGTTTCCTGAATCGTTGCAAGGCTAATTGACGAGGTAAGCTGCAAGAACTTGCTGTAAGTTTCTGCAGCCCCTTCTGTGCCAGCTTCAAGGATAAGGTTCATACGGTCTGTATCCTCGAACAGAACCGTGAAGAAATCTGAAATACCATATAGGTACGTCATATTCGTTAGGTTCTGCCCGATGTTCAGGCCGTTTTCAGTGAAGTTAGCACGAGTCATAGTTAAACTGTTTGGTTATTCGTTGTTACAGTGTTCAGTATAAAGATGTTAGTTCTATCTGCTGGATCTAGATAGTCAGTGATCATACCTGTGGTTGCAGGAATCAAGTCACGAGTGTAATGAGTGTAAGCTACGCCAAGCGGAGTCTTGATATTCGTAATACCGGCTAGTGAAAGCTGAGCCATAAGATCTGAAAGAATCAAGGTATCACCTGGATTCATATTACTGAAGAAATTCTTTGTAGTTTCAGTAATTACGGTCGCATCTGGGGACACGCCATTATAGCCAGTTACTGACAGATCGATCAAGTAGAAGTTAAATCCACGAGCAAGCAAATCTCCACACAGTACACGGTTTGTTGAGTTCTCTAGATATGACTGTACGCTATCAACGTTATCAAAGAAGCTGATTTGGAAACTTGCTGTTTGATTAGCATAGAGTGAACCAAAGCTTACAACCAAGTCTTGACGGGAGCTAAAACCATAATCGAACCAAGGAATAACAGAATCACATACTGCATTTGAACCAGGACTTCCGATAGTTACTGGAACTGTGAATTGGAACTGATCTTTATTAAGAGCGTTAGTTACTAGCCATGTGCCGTTGTAATCGGATGGAGTTGCACCACGAATTGTCACATAGCGGTTCTCAGTAATTCCGTGGTTAGGAATTGTTACGGTAACAGTAGTACCTGTGCAAGTAAGCGCAGTAATAGCTTGGCTTTGCGTATTTTTGTTTTTAAAGGTAAATGGTACAGCATAGTTAATAACGATGTTGTTAGTGACGGTAGCATTTGTCCAAAGGCCAGGCATTACAATGTCAAACGCATTTGCACTTAACACGTTTACAGAAAACTGTCCTGCAAGCGATGGGTTGGCAATAAGCATTGATGAGCCAGAACCGGGCGTTGCAATGTTAAATGATACGATGTAGTTGAAAGTATTAGCATCAACTACGTTAATCGGGAATGTGCCATTATACTGAGCTGGCGTTACGCCTTGAATGGTTACAGACGTACCACTTGTCAGACCGTGGTTAGCAGAAACTACAGTTACAGTAATGGCAGAGCATGAAATCGAAGTAATAGGCAACGTCTCAACAAGACCTGACACTGTAACCATTTGGCCAGTTGATAGTCCGTGGCTAGTTGAAGCAACGTGAACAAGACCTAGATTAGCTGCAACCGTCGTGCTTGAAGCAGAGATTGTAGCCAGGAACGGAATAGTATCGTCTGAGCTTCCACCGCTTACTGAGCTACGTGTGAAGTTGTAGATTGCACCAGTCAAGTCAGCATCGCCGAAGTCATCTGTTGTAACTTGTACGATTGATGTAGCAATGGTGTTGCCACAGTATACGTCAACCATGCCTCCGTTATGTATAAGTAACGGTGAGTTCACAGCCTGAACCGTAGGAAGGACGGTCACGTTAGTTGCAGCAGTAGCCATCTGATACGTGAAGTGTGAAGAATCAATTACGGTAATCGTATACGAACCGTTGTACGTAGTTGGAGCACCGCCTGCAATCGTTACAGTTTGTCCCGAGTTGTAGCCGTGATTAGCCAAAGTAGCAGTCGCAGTAGTACCTGAGCTGGTAAGCTGAGTAATGAGCTGTGCTAGCTGACCTGTGAATACAGCCTGAATCTGATCTCGAATCATTTCAGGATCTCCCATACCGATTGAAACGATCTTATCCAGAAAGTTAAAGGTATTCTGCAGGTTTGAACTGATTGATGGATCGTTAATCAGATTACGTGTAGAAATAGCGTTCTGAGCACGTGTAATAAACTCTTCGTTAGTCTCTGATGATACTGAAGTATCCTTCAGGAAGTTAATTTCTGCGTGAAGGAAGTACGGATCAAAGTTAGAGAAGTAAAGAAGTGAGCCTGAACCGATGTTGTACTGTGTTCCTTCTGCTTCTGCAACTAGGTCAACGTCAACATAGTATTCGTTTTGGAAAGCATCATATGTAAGCGTGCCTGAGCTGAATGTAACTGCAGCCTGAGGGAAGAACTTAGAGATGTTATCGGTTGAGAAAAAGATATCAGTCGTTAGAGATACGTTCTTTTGCTTGGCAAAGAATAGACGTGCGCTAATAACAGCACGAGTACCAAGGTTACGGTTAATAAACCAGTTTGAAAGAATGTTATCAACGATGCTAGTAGGAGTAGTATCATTTACTCCAGCAATAGTGTTCTGAGCAAAGTAGTAATCGATACCAAGACGAACCAGTGCCAGTAGCATAGCAGATGGTCGCAGAACCATATCACGAAGCCCTGTACCTTCTCGGAGGTCTAGGTCTGGATATTGTGCTTCAAGAATTTGCTTGGCTAGAAGCTCGGCTTCAAGAATATCTTGCGCTGAGGGTTGAAGGCCAGGTAGAACAGAGTAGAAATTTGCCATAGTTATAGGTCAGTACGTTACTTGTAGTAGTTTAATCCTTCTACATGCAACGCACCAGCCCTATTACTTAGACATTTGATCTGAAAGAGGAAGATCCAATTGTGGGAACGGTACGGCGATAGAAGCCATAGCTCCGGCATTGGTCAGAATACGCAGATAGATAACAATTGATTCTTTGGTTACGTCAATACCGAGCATTTGCACAGTCTTTAATTGACTTGCAACGTCAGAATCGGTGGTATTCATAATGTACTGACACTGACCTTGCGCATCGGTAATCTGCTCAGTTAGATCAGCGATCAAAGTAGTGTCAGTATCTTCAACACGATTTGCATTAATTACGAAGTCTGAGAAGAACGTACCCTGAGCCGGGATGATAACATTGCTACCTTTACGAGTAAAGAGAAGTTTCAGGAACATCTGAGCTACTTTCTGGAGACCTGTTACTTTACGCGGAGTATCAGCAATTTCGAATATAAGTTGGCTCTGTGGGAAGCCACCTGGAAACGAAATAAATAGCAAGTCATAAGTCCCGCCTTGTGGCAGGTTGGAGGTCGTTCCAATACGCTGATTGAAGTTGAAGTTTAAACCAGCCATTACATTGTACCTCCAGGTGTTACGATGCCGCTTAGCGTACTTACAGTAGAAGTTTTAAGCGTAGCGTAGTAATTAGATTCGTCAGTAGCTTCACCTTGGCCATCACCATAGTATTGAGCCTTGTTCTTTGTGCGGAGTGCAAACTCACGCAGAACAGAGGTGATATGATGAATACTCTCGATAGCAGCACCGTTTGGATAATTGGAACTGCCTGATTGAGCCATAGCTGTTACTCGGTGAAGCTCTGAAAAATCAATCGTACCAACATAATCGTTGAAATCCGGACAAGCGCCTCCACTGCCAAGATAGGTAGTCATGTCAGAAAAGTATTTAGCCAAGCTATTGTAGATATTTTGTGCTTGGCCTACTGCCGAATTAGCGTCGATTGCCATTATAGTCCGATTTCTCGTTTGGTTTTTTCGATTTTGTTAATCAACTGCTTCTTGATGTAATTGTAGCGATTGATGTTCACACCTAGCTTTTCTGCGATCTTCGGTGCAGGCATTTCTTTAACGTTATCGAAAATAAATTTTTCATCAGAAGATAACTGACTCATGAGATAAGCCATAAGCTCAGCATTCTCGTTGTACTGAGTGAATTCTGCTGGTTTGTCTGACGCTGATTCAACCAAGTCCGAGTAAAGAGAGTTCTTGTACTTGATAACTTGAGGCTTTGACCAACCCAACGCTTTAGCAAGTTCTTCCTCAGTAGGATCACGATTAAGCTGATCTGCTAGCTCCTGATTTGCAGAGTTCCAATCTCTGTACAAGAGTTGCATATTCTCGGGAAGACGCACTGCATTTTGATACTTGTAATTAAGACGGCGTACGCGCTGAAGATAATTCGTAACGTGAGTAGAGAGCTGTGTACCCTTTGCAGGGTCGTAGCTGTGAATAGCTTTAATAGCCCACTTCTTAGCTTCCGCACTTAAAGCAGCACTAGGCAAGCTACCTGATTGACGATTCACTTCTTGGTAAATAACGCCGCTAAGCTGATTAACTAGAGCGCCAAGATGAGTTTTACTCCCAGTCTTTTTCCACTGGTCGTATAGCTCTTGGTCTTTTGATCGATAATCGATCCATGCGGGCTTTTCTGTTTCTTCCATTATAGATAAACGCTGTAGTTAGAGTAAACGCTGTTAACGTAACCAATCATATAGGCCTGAAGCCTAGCAGAAAACTTCTGATAGACAAAGCAGTCGTCTGCCCATGAGGTGTCAGACAACATACCTGATTGGTAAATGTTAGTCGGGATATTAACGCTTCTAGGCAGCCCGCCTTTAACTTCTCCAAGGGCTGCGAATCCGTCTGTGATAGTTGATGCGATTGACATAGTGTTATTTTACTCCTTAAGCTACGTGACCACCAACTTCAGATGAGCTGGATGTCGTATCTTCTGTTTTAGCTGTTGCAACAGAGTTATTAATGAAGTCAGCAACTTCCTGATAATCCAAGAACAGGCTAGCACCTGGTTCAAGCAATGTTGCAGAATCCAATGCAGGGTTCTGATAACTGATTGATGTTGGATTGTAGTTAGTAGGTGTCAAATCAATAAATGTAATACCAAACTTGGTTTGAATACTTTTCTTACCTTCAATCGGTCTCATAACAAGACGTAGATTACCCACTGCTGTCAAGAAGTCATTAGCCTCACCGCCATTAGCAGTAGGCTTTGATGTTTCCGTGCTTTCAACTAACAATCCAGATGAGCGTTTAACAGGGATAACTCGACCCATTTCAAAATCGTATAGATCATCGATAGCAACTGCGCTTACACCAAGTACACTCTTGTAGAATTCATCGGCTGCAAACTTAGCTGCTTCATTAAATAGAATCGTGCTGTTTACTTGCAGATCATCCGGAGGATTACCATAGCCATCACCATCTGTTGAAGACTTGCCTGATTGACCAGGTTCAGTATTAACAATGGCAAGAGCCGTCTGAAGCCAAGGATGAAGTGGCTGCATGTAATAGTTAACCATCTCAGTATATGTACACGCTGCAACGAAGCCAATGCTTGTCGAAATACCACGTGAAGTAAATGAGTGAGTCACTGATGAGCACATTGCATGGAAGCTTGGCGCATTAGGTGAATCATCCAAAATCTCCATTGGGTAACCTGGGACAATATACGGATTGAAAATGCCATCAACGTTACCCATACGTGAAGCCACAACAGCTTTCGTATACTCATAATCTGCCGTAGCAAAGAGTAGACGTTGAAACGGATGGATATCAGACTTCTGTGAGTATGGGTCTAGTGAATCCTTATCTGTGTTACGTGTATCTTCTGACGTGCCGTCATCAAAGACTGTAACGTCGAAACCATATCGATCAATCCAAGCTGCATGAAGATCGCAAAGAGCTTTATAGTCCGGATCAGTTTTGTCAGGCCACGTTTCGTTATTGGGTGAACCAATGTCCTGAATCTTACCCTTTAGCAACTGTGCCAGCCAGTTAGGCAGGGTTATACGTTTATGACGAACACCACGGCCTACTTCATATTTACCAGGCACATTAAAGGACTGACCAGTAGTACCTTGAAGGTTTACTTGCAGGTTTGTGCCTTTCGCAGCATTTGACATAGCTGCACCGTATGCTACGGCTTCACGGATAGAATTCGGAGCACGATACTGACTACCAATCTGGCCTTGACTTCCTGGAATAATGTCTGAGAAAGCTGACAGACGGCTAGGAATCTGCGACTCATCTTGAGTAACGTTGATAGTTCCATACATCTTAGGAAACAGTACGTTACAAATAGGGCTGTAGTAAAACGGAATCTGTGGCTTAATGATTGTCTCAATAGCCATTTTGTCAACCGACGCATATGTCGATGGAATATCCATGTTACCTACGTTAGCATCTGGATCTACTGGAACTTCTGCAGGGCTCGCCAGAGTCAGAATCTCATACTCTACTGCTGAGTAGAAATCAGAGAACATCTGTAGAAACGTTGTCAACTCCCCTGAGAAGCCAAGCATGTTACCGATGGTGCTAACTGCGAGTGAAGACTTGATTGCTGAAATGCTATTAAGTCTGTACGCAGGAGGGACCATCACTGGCTTAGCAGTAGATGAAGGCGTGACTCCGCCTGGACAATAGTCCTGCTTGCTAGTATCGATAAGATTTTCGATTATTGTGTGTCCTGCCATGCGGTCAAAGAAACCAAGTCCATCCTCAACGAGAGGGATGTACATGTCAGCCATAATAGTATTAAGCGTAATATCAGCGTAGCATTCCTTCTTCAATTGATTCCAGAAATTCATGATAGCTGAAGGCATACCTATCAGTCTTTTTTCAAAGTTCTGGAAACGCTTGCTAAGCTTCGATACGTCGGCTTGAGAGACAGTTGTGTTACTTGGGTCAAGCAAGTCTTTGGAATCGCTCTGGAGGCCTGTAATGCCCTGCAAAGCCTTAATAATTGCCAAGGTTGAGTTCAGGTTGTTTACCTTAGCTGTAGCTTGGTCTGGATTCTGGTCATTCAGGATAGTAGTAGCGTTTGAAGCATATCCTGAAAACTCCAGAGTCACAGTAGAGAGCAAGGAGTTCTTGTGTTCACAATGGAACGTAATGCTTGAGCTACTATTCTGTCTTGACTTAGAGTAGTTACCGACTAGGATGTGTCCCCAGAATAGGAGACGATCTCCCCCGTAGTTCTTATCTGAGTAAAAGATATGTACTTTGGGTTGGTAGTAACGAGCGATGTCAAGCAGACCTGGCTGTGGCGGAATCTGAATACTTGCCGTAGGCAGTGAACCAATGCCTTGTGAAATAGAAATAGCCTCGAAGGGAACTTGTACGCCTTCGATGTAAAGCTTGACGTCTTGATAGATAATATCGGTGTTATTAACTGTGCCGTCAACCTTGCCCTCATCAACTGCTGAAACACCTGCACCGCCAAATACACTAGCTGCGGCTGAATCTGCACTAGTGGCTCCAGAGACTAGATCAATAGCTGAGTTCGCAGCAGAGGAAATAGCATTCTTAGCTGCAACTACACTTGCTACTGTACTGTTCACAGCAGAGACCGCTGAATTGACTGTGTTTGTAGCTGTGTTAAATACAGACGTGACTAATGCATCAGCAGTGTTACCTGCACCTACAAGAGCAGCATTACCAATACTTAGAGCAGGTGATACGAAACTTCCGTCAATAGCTGAAAAGGAGTTAGCTAAATTGCTAACACCACTAGAAATTGCCTGAGTCGAGGCTGTTTGAATATCAAAAAGAGTTACGCTAGTGCCGGAAGGGAAAGCAGCGTTAAAACTAGAGTCAACCGCAGCATACGCATTGTTGGTAGCTGTTGCGATTGCATCTTGCTGTCCTGGCCCCGTGGCTTGAGATAGGGCGAAGTTGCTCATCTGGGTAACAGGATTGTATAGCTGACTGCTATAGTCTGTGTTACCAAGAGAGGCGTTAACCGAACCCAGTGTTTGATTACGAATTGAATTAATCGACGTCCCAGCCTGTGAGAACGTCGTGCTCGTAATTTTTGATAATCCCTTGTTCTGGGACATCACTGTGTTAATGGTTACATTTTTGATTGCGTCGAATAAAGACATTATTAGTTCACGTTAGCATAGATACAATTGATAGCAAGAACGTAAAGCGCTCTTTCAAGCGTATCGTTAACTGTATCTATATAATCCCTGTACTCTTGTGGGATTATGTCTACTTCCTTTGTATACTCTACAATTAATTCTAACTTATTCTGAGGAATTAAGCTACCCAACAGAAGTGATCGGATAGGAAGTAACTGTGAAGGAAGCGGTTTCATTCCCAGTAGAGAACCGGAATATGTCTTTGCTAAGTAAACAAGATAAGGTGCTCTGTTGTAGCTTGAGAAGTGCACAACTACGTTATCATCAGTAGCAAGCGGAGTATTAAACGTAAGAACCTGATTGGCAACAGTATAGGTACTGGCATCCTGAGCTACACCATCTACATAAATAGATGTGAACTGATAAGTGTTATCAGGAGCGCTGAGTGGCCATGTGTTTTCACCAGCCGATGCCTTAATAACGTCGGTAGAAGAAATGTACTCTGGCTGAATGATTACTCGTGTTCCAATTGCAGGAACATCTAAGCGTTGATTGCTTGCATGATAGCATGCTTGGCACACTCCCCCTTTTGAAATACAGGTAGAGAGGGTACGTGTAGCTATTAAGTAAATACCTTGAAACAGAAGATTGTCGATTCTATCTCGACTAATAATCTGTCCTGTAGCTAGCTCTACAGCACCTTCTAGTTCGTAGTTGACGGTTTGAAAAAGTCCAAGCGTAGTATTGCAATTCGTTTCTACAATAGGAACATTCGGAGTAAAGATCATACTAGCCAGGCTAGTTACATCTTTATTCTGATTGGGTACGAAGTCGTAAATGTCTTCAAAAACTAAAAGGCTTGAATAGCTTCTCATAGTGATGCGCCTGATTGTGCTGTGTATTTCTTACCGGAATTTAGCAATGCTAGTTTCGATGGAGTAGTCCCCGATGAAGATAAGCTTGCCATCGGTTTGTTCTGTAGATATCCAGTAGTAATAGGTAGTCTTCCAGAGTTGACTAGCTCACCGATTGACTGAGATATTGTCTTAGGAGCATTGGTAATAACTCCCGCTGCGTTCTTAAGACCTCCAAGTGCAATACGTACTTGATTATCAATCGATGTAACTTGGCCGGTCAGGCCTTGAATCGTGTGATTAACGAGATTAACAATGCCTACAGCTTGGTTACTGATATCTGAAACAGCACGGATTATATCACGTACAGGACTTGTAAGGGCATTGAATATCGAGTTTATAGAGCCCGCTGCATTTTTAACAAGCTTAGTCAGTGATGAAAGTACGCCATAGATAGGCGAGAACAGGCTCGCACGTAGTCCAGTCAAGTTTGCACTTACACTTGAAAAGATACCTGAAATCGTGTCTCCTGCGCTGCTTAGAGCAGAACCTACGGCTGAGCTTGCGCTTGATCCAGAGCCATCAGTTGTGAAGCCAAACGTATTGGCTCCTACTCCGAATGTATTTCCAAGATCAGAGATACCGGCGCTTAAGCCAGAACCAATGCCAGTAATACCTGCTGCAATTTGACCTGAAGTAGATGTAGGATCTTGAATCAAACTCTGTAGACTAGACATGCTGTTCTTAACTGTGTTAATACCTGCCTGACTAACGAAGTTAGGAATAGCATCGAAGTTGATTAGTCCACTGTCGCTAGATGTGGGTACGCCAGGTACACGAATAGCAATAGGTACAAGTTGTTTGACAAGAAACTGGAATGAAAACTGAATGTCAGTATCACGGCTTGAATTCTGACCCCAATCAACGTGAGTAAATGACCCAATCACGTACATGTTAGGCAGGACGAGTTTAACCAACTCATAGTTACGAGCTAGTTCTGTGCCTCGAAGAACTTGACCATACATGCTTAGAAATTCAGTGAACCATGAGTTATCTTGGCTATCAAAAATGTAGCCAGAAACGTTCATCATAATAGGCTGACGACCGAAGTAATAAGCTACTTCCCCATCTCCGAATGTCTCAGTGATCTGCAGTTTTTCATCAAGGCTACAGCGGATATCAGTTACAAAGAAATCAGCATATCCGCCAAACCCGCCACCGCCATTAATAGCTTGGTCAAGAGGGCCACCTGAAGCTGATAATGAAGTACCGCCTAACCCTTCATTATGGCCAGTTTGGCGATTCAGTGAAGCAGCTCCATCAGTAGTCAACAGACGAATATAAGCACGACTTCCACGATCTCCACCTCCTACGTTAGCAGTGTTAGTGCCACGAGGACGCAATGTGAATAGCCGTTCTGTTTGAGTTACGGTTCCGTTACTGTTCTGAACACTATTAGTGCTAGAAATAACTGAATCGCCAAATGTTAATTGTGTAGCCATTAGTCTGTGACCTTAAAGTCTGTAACTTGTAATACAACTGCTTGATTGAGAGTATCTAACTGCCCATCTAATCCACCAAGTTGAGGAGGGACATACGATAAGCCTTGCGATGTATAACGGATGTTATCAATCGCGCCTCTTACTTGGCTTAAGTAGATTTCATACGGTGACATCACAAGAAATCGTGGTGTGATGTATGAACTTGTAGATTTAGTAACTATAGGCATGATCGTATTTTATTCCTTTATTTTGGTGAACCATTGTTGCGTTGATTATTAGGAACCTTTAGGTCACTAGTTCCATTAAACGGGTTCAGAAAACTCCAGCTAGAACCTGAACCTGATGAACTACTACCACCCATTCCATCAGCAGCCTTTCCTAACTTATCAGCAGCACCGTCTAACTTGTCTACTGCAGCCTTGAATACTTCATTGTTCTTTTTGGAGTCAATGTTATTAAGGATATTCTGAGTAGTTGCGAAGTCATATCGACCTGAAGCAACTTTTTCATATGCCTTGGCATTCTCTTGACCTTCTAAGTCAAGGTGTTGCTGGAATCCTACTACATCGTTAAGACTCTGACTCGTAGCACCTTTCAGACCTTCTGTTTTTAGCTTCCCACCTGCTGCATAACCGAGTTGCTTAGAAACAATGTTTTCCATCGTAGCCGTATCGCCTGACTTCATGGCGGCAATAAATGCATCACGTTGTTTCTTATCTTGAATGCGATTAGGATTCTTCTTGAACTCATCGACGTTAAAACCACCGGTATAAGCCAGGTTACCTAATTGACCTAAGCCAGTTTCAACTGAACGCTTGTATGTATCAGTAATGTAATCAACAGCTTCTCTATCACCACGGCCACCAACAAGACCCTTGACTTGGTCATATTGACCGCTGTTAAGCATGTCACGAATCTCAGCTTGGCTTGCACCACCAGCAATCTTGTTAGCAAGATCTGAAACCTGACCGATTGCATTTACTGAGTCAAGGAAGTTTTTACGGTGACCTTCTGGTATTTTCTCTTCGCCAAGAGTTTTAACAACGTCACCCATCAAACCCTTAACCTGGCCTTGTTGATTTTTAACTAATTCTTCGTGATTACCGAACGAACCTACATCATCAAGGAATGAGTCAAAGTTACCGCTTGACTCTCTTGAACCACCACCAGATAGAAGACCTGCTACGTTAGCCATATCTGCCTTGTTCTCTTTAAGCAGAGTTCCAAGAGCCTTGCTACGACCTTGTTTATCCGTAGCATTAATAAACGCTTGAGCGTTCTTATTGCCTTGTTTAGCCAATGCGTTGATTTGTTGAGTGATCTTGATTGAGTCACTGCCCATCAATGTGTCGCCATTAGCAATACGGCTTCCTACACGGCCAAGATCAGTAAGAGTACGTCCCGAGAAGAAGTCATGACCTTCATTAAGGAGGTTCATACTAGTCTCAGCAGGAGCTTGATTGTTTGTCGTTCTGCCAGTAGTCATAGAGTCAATTACCTTATCCATGTCTGAAGTAGTGTAATTGTCACCGAATGAAGCACCGAACTGCAACCAATCAGCTCCGCTCTGGGTAGCGTCACCGACTGCAGCTGAGCCTTCTGCAAACCAGCCAGCAGCCTCACCCATCAACGATGTTACGTTTCTGCCGCCTTTCATTAAGCTTCGTACAGTTCCCCCGATAGCACCGCCGTACAGATAGTTTTGGGACACGTATTGACGTAGCTGTTTCTGTGTCTGAGCATTACGTGCCTTAAGACCTTGCCGGTATGTGCCAGGATCTGATTCAGCAGTACGCTGAGCAATATATGCCTGAATTTCATCATCGCTCATGCCCATTACGCCTGACATTACGCCAGCCATCTGTTCAGCACTGTACTTACCGCTCTTATCCTTCTGAGTAGCCATTGAGTCAAGAATAGAAGTAATCTGATCTTCCAGAGCCAATGAACCACGTTCATCCATCTGCTTACCACCAAGATCACGGCTATACAGATGCATTCCTCCAAACGCCTTCATAGGGTCACGACTGAAGTCTGATCCAAACTGTGAAGTAACGTTGGTAATGCTCATTCCAGGGCCAGAATTACTAGATCCTGTACGGCCATTGATATATTGGTTGTACATTGCCATTTTGTTAAGCAATGTTTGTGATCCGTTAACCTGTGCTGTTAGCGATGCTTGTGTTGCACCTTCAACTCCACCCATACGAGCGATTTGAGAGGTATTAAGAATACCATTACGCCTTGCTGTATCGAATGAACCAATGATGTTAGCAGCAGCCATTTGACCTAGATACGGCGTCATGCCGTTTGCTTGATATAGATACTGACCTTGAGCACCAACAGTGTTCATGATGTTCTGTACGCTACGGCCAGACACGGCTGCGTTTAGTCCAAGAGACATAAATGCTCTTGAAGCTTGACTGTTAGGGCCAACTACTGATGCACCAGCACTGTGAAGCTTAGAAATCTCTTCAATAGCATTTTTAATCGAAGGGTCACCGGCAATAGCCATTACTAGCTTGACTTGTTCAGCTACGTCCTTGACACGTTGACTAATTTGCTTAACCTTGGTGTCATCCAGCATGCCTGAACGGGCAGTGTAGTCAGCAATGTTTGCATACTCGCCTGTCGAGAACGAGAAGTCGTTAATACCTTGCCTAGTGATCTGCTGAGCGATCTGAGTAGACTCTCTGAAACCAAGCCCTTGACCAGTTACAGCATTACCTTGCGCACCATCAAATGTTACTCCTTGGAAGTTATCACGCAAATCACGTGCTTCACGACGAGTATTCATGTATGGATTGAAGATGGCTCTTTGACCTACTGCCATTGCAGCTTGACCAACAGCTACGGGTAAGAACAATCTACCAGCTAGTCCACCTACAGCGCCAAGACCTCCTGTAAGTCCACGTCCAACAAAGCCAGGCATATATCCGCCCATGCCTGAAGCAATACCCGCTCCAAGCGCACGGCCTGTAGTTCCTCCTGCCCAAGCACCTATTCCTGACGTGTACTTGAATGCAGCTCCGAAAGCTAATGCTGGAGCAGCAATACGTTGACCAGCCCAAACTACTGAATCAAACGGACGTGATGATACACCCTCCATAGTCTGAGTGTTGTTATCTATGGGATTACCATATCTAGGCTCTGACGAAGTAGGGTTAAGAATATTGTTAACGCCAGCAAAGAAACCTACTCGACCATACTGGTTATATGGCTGAGGACCGTCATATTGAGGTCTGTATCCTGCTGTGTAGCTAGGCGTAAGCAAATTCGGATCCATTCCGAAACCTGGATTCATATTCGCAGGATTCATCGGATTGGCAAACGAATTAGTATATGTATCAGCTTGAGACTGATAAATATTACTGAAGAGATTGGCGGTCATAGGTGATAGCATGACTTTATTTTAAAAAGAAAAAGCCGCTTTTTAGGGCGGCTTCGGAATTACTTAAATAGATGGTCAAGACCCTTGACGTTATAACCTGAGCCTGATTTCTCAAGAGTAGGTTTAAGATGCTTAACTACGTTTTCGTAGTATTCTAGCATTTGTACTTCCTTCTCTGTTTGTTCTGGCATTTCTGTATTGAATGCTAGGGATAAGTACTTAGCCCAATGTTTCTTTATGCTACTTGACCAATCCCGCGCTTTATTAGGATCGGAGATACTAGGGTTAGTCAAGGCAGTAAGCATGGTCATTTTCATCTTCTCGACTTCGAGTTGACTTTCTTTGGTCATGTACTCCCTATATATCCGATCATGCAGAGAACCAAGCGGAGGGACTTTCATTCCTGAGAGATGCAACTTCATTCTCTGCATCGCCCAGGAGTGTTTTAAAAATTTTCTTCTAGATCTTTACAGGCTTCGTTTACCTTGGCATCAAACTTATACAAGGCATCTAGCAGCATTGCAATAACAGGGCCAGGAAGACGTTTGATGAACTTCGCTTTATCTTCATTCTTAAGAGCTGACAGATCCCGGCCTTGATAGAAGGTAAGCGCATACTGAAGATTCAGAACCATCTTTGATTCATTCAGTGTTGCGATAAGATTAAACGACGTTGAATCGATGACTTTGCTAATCTGTTCAATGTCTTCTGCCGTTCTTGTCCTGAATTGAACCTTTAATTTGCCACGAATTGTAACATCTTCAACGTATTCTCCTTGGAAGATAATCTCATCAAAGATACGCAGTAGCTCGTCTTTATCGTATTGAGGCTTTTCAGGAGTCTCGTCCTTTTTTTCTTCTGTAGGAAGTTCAGTAATTGGCTCTTTCTCAATCGCAACTTCTTCTTGTTTTGTAGCACGGCCACGCTTTGGCTTGTGCTCTGTAAATTCAAACTCGCTCATTTCTTTCCTTAAAAATCAAATATGTTATTGTCCTTAACTTCGTCCACTGTTGTGAATTCACCTTTAAGAACCATATACGCTATGTTAGCGAAAACTATGCTGTGGAACCAATCATCACACAAGTCTTCATCTTTCTTATAAAGGCGACGTCCAGTAATGGATTCCTCTTCGAAAATGTTTAGCGCATCTTGCCAGAACTCTGACATCAGATTCCAGCATGGTGTTTCAATACGATCACGACCAAGCTTAGCCTTAAGTACCATCGTGTCCATATTAGTAGTTCTATCTGCAGAAAAGAACTTCCCCTCTTTGTCCCAACGAAGCGTAGACTTTGCTGCTACATATTGTACAGAATTAACTCTATCTTCGCCAATACTTTTTCTCATCAATTCTACTTGAAGCTGACCAACACCACGGTCTGAAGCAAGCATTGTACATTTATACTGAGCGTACAGTTCTTCTACGCGCTTTACCTGATCCAAGATGTCAATACCGTTTAAGCGTTGAGCGTAGACTAGATAAGCTTTGCCATTCCAGTCATAGCCAAGAATAGTAATAACCGTATACGAGTTTGAGCCACCACTCACTGACCAGTCTACTCCAAGCACTGTATGTAGAATACCCCGGTCATCCATAGGAAAACCCTTATCCCACTCAGTCTTGTTGTTGTTACAACATGCCATTACTTCTTTAAGTGATAGTGGACGACCAGCTAGACCGCTAGGGCATCCAAACACTTCGTTAGCAAGTTTAGGTACTGAATATGTCTTCGATTTATGAAGAAGATCCTTCCACTTCTTAGGCTTTGTACGAGCGGGGAAGATTAGCTGTGGCAAATGGAATCCATAATGATCCTTCTCTAAAGGCTTTGCCGCTACCCACTTGCCAGTCATCATATCAAGCAAGCCACCGCAATACACACAGCCTGGACCATCTTTGTTTGCATGCAGCATTTTATGACAAATATCGAAATCGATAGGAAGCGTGAACTTACCGCAATGTGTACACTTAACCGCCCACTCCATCATGTTCGATTGCTTGAACTTTTGTGTGAGTGAGTTTGTTTCTGTCTTAGCCGTGCCTGTATATCGTCTGAAGGCAAAGTCTGAAGCACCTAATGTCTCTGCAAGAATCGGTGCACATTCAAGGCTGGTGTCCTGGAACTCATCCAGATATAGCGCATCAGCGAACACTCCTCGAATACGGTCGGCATCTTGTTCAGTTTCTGCGTAACCAAGAGTTACAGCACTGCCATTAGTGAATGATTTAGAGAATACGTTTTTACGTGAACCTGCATCAACGAAGTGCTTACGAATCAGAGGTGAGCTTAAGAACGGGTCTAGGTATGCTGTTGAGAATCTTGAAGTCTGTTGAGATAACGGGCTGCTGAATAGAGTTGAAAAGTGTGGACGAACGAGGCTGTTGGCAACAATAGCTGCGCCAAGTGAGACTGACTTACCAATCTGTCGTCCAGCCATCAGCGTCATTTCATTTGGAGAAACGTCATAGATGATTTCGAACGGTTTGTAGTCTTCGAGATTTAGAGGTTTACCTTTTAGGGTTAAAAGTGCCTTGGAAATCTCGGAGGGTCTTAGTTTTAAAAGGCTTGCTGTATCCATGTTCCTATCTTAGTACTCTATTTTGGTATAAGAACTATGTAGTAAACATACGTCAATCCATGATTATATCTTTAGGACTGGTGTAGTTATAAATATTCTACGAGAAAGGGTTTTTAAAATGAGACTAATGTGTGGCGCAGTAATTGAACGTATTCCCAGCGTAGTTCTGACTGACGATCAGAAGCAGCAATGGGAAAGGTGGATCAATGCCCTTGAGTCTGGCGAGTTCAAGCAGACTACGTTCGCTCTAAGAGATGAGACTGGCTTCTGCTGTCTCGGGGTTGCTTGTAACCTCGTTGATCCAGAAGGTTGGACTTTTGATACTGGAGCACATGCGTACAGTTTTCTCCCGAATGAAGCTTGTTCTACAGAGAATGCTGTCAAGGACCATTTAACTCCTTTTGTTCGAGGTCATTACGGGTCTGAACTAGGTCCACTAGGACTGTACGTAGGAGGTAGATTTCCGGATGAGGAAGGGAATACTCTGGAATTACATTCTCTTTCATTATCAGGGATAAACGACATGGGTGCTACCTTCGTGGAAATAGCTGAGATCTTGAAAAAGGCAATGGACGGGGGATACACCCGTTCGGTTGCTCTGATCAAGTAGCCATCGGGTGTCTTAAGTCTCGGGATTAGTTGCAGCCTCTTCTAGTCCCGAGGCTATTTTTCAATTTTTTAGCTAATTTGGGTATAACAGTATTGTAAAGGCTGTGCATAGCTTTTATAGGTATCAGATATTTCAATAATTTAGAGATGTTTGGTATAACTATACTGGACAGGTAGAAAATACATTTCCAAAGTCCATCTTTTTATTTAGCTAAAACAAAGGATTTACCCAAATGGCTGCAACCGTAACCAAGACTATCGTTACCATCGCTTCGACCGACACCGAGTACCAAAT